GTGTTTCAAGTGGATGGGCTGAATTATATTTTGGAAATGTAAATAGTACAGCTGGAGGTCAAACTGTTAATATTAATATGAATAGTTTGGGTTATAATTGGGGAATTGGAAGTACAGGACAATTATTTACAATAGGTAATATATCAGCAGCTGCTGGTAATGGTCAAACATTTTCAACAACACCATTTAATATTACTCAAGCAGGCAATGTAGGAATTGGTACGATAACAGTTGGTTCTAAACTTCAAGTAAACGGAAATGCTGCTATTGGATATTCAGCATCTACCGCAGCACCTACTAATGGATTACAAGTAGCAGGTAGAGTTAATGTAAATGGTGCTACTGATAATGCTACATATAGTTTAAATAATAACGGACAATTATATACAGCTGCATTTAGTCCTAATCAATTTGCGGTTAGTACTGCAACATATTCAATATTAAGTACAGGAACTACAACTATTTATACAGGAACAGGTGTAGCTACATGGACTTTGCCAAATCCAAGTGGTACAAATCAAATGTTTTGGATAAAAAATGCAGGAACGGGAATTATAACATTAAATGCTTATACAGGAACTACTATTATAAATAACGCTGCTTCTTCTGTAGCTAGTATATCAATTGCAATAGGTGCAACGGCATTAATACAACAAGACGGAAACATAAAATCTTATCAATTACAATAATATGAAAACAATAACACCACAACCAATATGGGTAAATGGAGAATCAAAATTAGCTAGTGTATTATATTCACAAGTTAATTCTGATAATTTAGTAGATACTGCAATTTTTTACTTTCAATTATATGAACAAGTTGATGTTAATATTGTACCATTGGTTAACGGAAATGTTACCATGAATGGTAATGATTATATTACTTATAATACTTCAAATGATGCAAATGCTTATGTATGGCAATGGTTAGGAACTACATTAGGTTTAAATATTACAGGTGAATATATTCCACCACCAACACCTGCAGAATTACAACAAACTATATAACATTTTTAACTTTTAAAACATAACAAACAAATGGACAAGCAAAAAGCATTAGAATTAATTAAACAAGTAATTGACCAAGCTATAAAAGGCGGTTTATTTCAAAATGTAGAAACTGCGGTTGCGGTTGCACAGGCATTTGCAACAATAGAAAGTGAAATTAAAAAAGATGAATAATAATAATACCATTATAGGTTCATTAACAAGTGTAAGTACATGGATGCTTTCAATAACTGAAACAAATGCCTATATTCAATTAGGTTTAGGTTTATTAAGTTGTAGTGCATCAATTTATACAATATATAATATTTATAAACAAAACAAAAAAAAATGAAAAATCCAAAAACTACTATTTTCGGTTTATTAAGTGCAATTGGAACTTATCTTGCTACTAATACTACAGGTAAATTACAAGTAATTGGTTCAGTTGTTGCAAGTTTAGGTGCATTTTTAACAGGAGCATCAGCACAGGACTCAAAATAATTTTATGAACAAAAAAAAAGCTACAATAGGGATTTTAATATCCGTAGCAATTTTATATATGTTAAGAAAAAAAATAGCAACTGCGTTAAATACAACTCCATTTAGTTTCATAAGCGATAAATTATTTAATGTAATCAGCAAATGGGAAGGATTTTATGCGGTTGCTTATCCTGATGGAAAAGGATATTCCGTTGGATATGGTTCTCAATATAATTGGGACCAAAATAGACCTGTAATAAAAGGGGATATTATTGACAAAACAACTGCAAAACAATGGTTGTTAAATGAAGCTACAAAAGATTATAGTTATGTTCAATCAATGGTAATTGTTCCAATTACTGAAAATCAAGCATTGGCATTAAGTTCATTTGCTTATAATGTAGGAAAAGGAGCATTTGCAGGAAGTACTTTATTAAAATTACTTAATCAAGGTCAACCTGCTAATATTGTAGCAAATGAATTTGATAGATGGACATATTATCAAGGGGTTCCAAATGTAGGTTTAATTGCCCGTAGGACTGCAGAAAAAAAACTATTTTTAACATAAATTAGTTTGTTGCATAGGTTTAAGTTTTGAAATGAGAAAGGAAGCTATTTAGCTTCCTTTTTTTATATATATTCTTTCAATATACAATTTTGTTTCTTTATCATACATATTCACATAATATGCGTTAATATTACCTAAAAACCGCATAAAACTGCTCAAATTTGATATATTTCGGTATTTGCGAGGGTTTTCCCCATTTTCAAAGAAAACTATGCCTGTATATAGTTTTTTAGGCATTTTTAAGGGGTTTTTCTTTAATTACAAAATATCTTATATTTTCCTGCCTAACTGCTCTTATTTTCCTGCTTATGCACAAATGAGATACTGCAGATAATATTTGCATCCTGTCAATTGCCATAATTTCATACAGGTCAGTTAATGATACTACTTTTCTTTTTTGAATAATAAAGTAGATTTTTTGTTTGTTTGTCATATTTTAATTAGTTTTGTATTGAAAAATGTTGCCGTAAGGATGAATGTTAGTAAATTCATAGACCTGCCCTAAAAAAGCAGGTCTCTCTTTTTTATTTAGATATATAATCAGTATGAGCTTTTGCACTCGTTAAAGTTTTATGTATTGAATTATCAATTGATGCGATATATTCATTGCCAATTAAATATATCCAATATCCTAAATAATACCATTTATTTTGATTTTTCATTTTATTTGTTTTTTAATTTAATAATTGATATTTCATATAAATACACAACTAATACCCATAACATAGTAATTATTGAATAAAATATTGCTACAGGGAATAAAATAATTATAAGATACAATCGTTTAAAAAATGTTTTCATAAATTAAAAGTTAAAAATGTTATATAATTTTATATTTATTATTCATATCCTTTACAATCATTCCTTTGTTTATCCATATTTTCATTAATTGTTTTGCATAAGTATTTGATTCTGCGGTCCTTTCTTTAATTTCATCAACTACATCACTATATAACATAGGAATTGAAACGATTTGATTGCAAAGTATTTTTGATTCCATTATATCCAAATCAGATGCTTTTTTTGATTTTTGTTTTATTGAATCATTTGCAACTTGTTGCATCCTGCCATTAAAATTCATTAATGTAATTGGTTCAAAATCTGCATCACTCCGCATAAATCTACTTGCCATAATATAAGTATTTGTTTCTTTATCCTTTCTTATTTCAAGTGTTGATTGAGCAAATCTATCTGAATGTGAACCAATTACACCTGTTGTATGGTCATTTGATTTGTTAAAATGTAAAACTGAAATTATAAGTAAATCATATACTTTGGTAATTTTTTTTAACCATTTAGTTAAATTTGATGCTTCATCCTCATTATTATAATTTGAAATTAAATCTAACATTCCATCCAAAATTAATACTGAACAATCTTTATTTAATTCAAGGTACCTATCAACCATTTGTCTAATAATAATTGATGAATCCTCTCTAACTTGAAATGAATTAAAATAATCAGGTAATATACTAATACCCGCAAAATCCTTTATTTGTTCTATTCTTTTATAATAGTCAAAATCTGAACTTTCAGTATCAAATAAACAAATCTTCCTGCGGTTTGCAGGAAGGTTTATTTTCATTGAAAATATATCATGAGGTGTGAATGCAGATGCTATACAAGAATTAAGGTAACTTGACTTACCTGCCTTTGGGAGACCCCCAAAGATAATATAAGCCATCGTGGACCCAACAACCCTATTCCCTATAGTCAATATTACATTTTCTTCCTTTGGAACATAATTGGGGTTGAATTGTCGTAAGCTAAGTAAATCATCTATGGAAGGTTGAATGTTAGTATTTGTTTCCATTTAGATATTTTGAAGCATTGCACAAATCAAAAAAGCAAATATAATAATTATAATTGCTTCTATTCCATTATTGGATGATGGATGCGGTGTATGGTTTTTCATCATTTATATCATTTGTTAGTTTATCAATTGATTTTAAAAAAGATATTGCCTCATCAATTGCAATATCCATTATTATTGTATCATCTAATCTTTCCTCGTTTCCATCTTCCAAAAATTCTTGATGATGTCTTTTATAAATTACTTGAAATATTTTTAATGAAAAATATTC